GCACGCCCGCGCCGCTGGATTTCAGAGGCGACCTGCGCCGCAGACAGGCCCTGCGCGTTGATTGTGATGTTTTGCACCACCGACGCCGCCGCGCGCGAGGCACCGGCACCAGCCGAGGCCATACCGCTGCGCGCGCCCTGCGCCATTTCAGAAAGGCGCTGCAGCGCACCGTTATGGGCGATAAAGCCGCCGCGATCCTTGTACTCGAGCTCTGGGCCCTGCTCACCCACCAAACGCCAACCCGGCCCATAGCCGCCGCCCAGCGCGCGCCTTTGCACACCACCGCGCCCAGGTGGAACCTCCCTACCACCAGCACCACCCGTGCCGGAACTGACTGCAGGCCCATCGCCAAGCCCAACCCATGAACCCACCTTTTTGATGCCGTCGCCGACCCGCGACATGCCGTCAATCACCGGCTGAAGTTTTCCGAGCAACCAGTCAAACTTTTCGCCCATCCAGTCCAGCACAGCGCCAAGCGCGCGCTGCAGGCCCTGCCACGCGGTGCCAATGCCCTCGACACCATAGCGAAGCCCCTCGACAAGAGGCAGCCCTGCGTTTTCCCAAAACCAAGTGAACTTTTCGCCCATCCAATCAAGGATCGGACCGATCACCGGCTCAACCTTTTCCCAATTAGCCATTACCAGCAGCGCCCCCCCGGCGATCACCGCAACCGCCGCGCCGATAGGGTTTGCAGCCATGGCCAGACCAATCGCACGGATACCACCAGCGAGAAGCGGCATAACACCGCTCAAACTAAGCAAAGCCCAGCCCAGCTTACCGACAGACAAAGCAAACGCACCAACGGACATGATCGCCTTGCTCGCAAACAGCGCGCCGATCACCATCCCGAAGTTTTCCCAGCCGCCTACCATTTCGGCCACTTTGCCAATGATCGCCCCAACCTTGCCCGAAACCTTACCAAGACCCGTCATGACGCTGCCCACCACAGGAATCGCGCGCTCAAGGCCATCGGCCAAATCATCAGCAAACGCGACAACCCGCTCGCGGTTTTCTAGAAGCAGATCGGACATCCGACCCATCACCCGCGTCACCACCGGCATGAGAGCCGCGCCAATTGTGTTTTTCAGGCCAGCAACCGCAAGCTGGGTATCGAGCAGCTGATCCTTGAACACCTCCGCGTCCCGCGCCGCCTGATCCGACAGGACATAGCCCGTGCGCCGCGCACTTTCACGCAGCGCGTCCAGGCCATCGGAGCCGTCCTTAAGCATGTTCACCATGCCGACCCCGGCCCGCGAAAACAGCGCCGAGGCAAGAGCCGCGCGCTCCGCAGGATTTTTAATGTCCTTCATTTTGTCGGCGATGGCCGCAAGCGCCTGATCCGGCTCCAACTCGATCAACGCCTTGGCAGAGAGCCCGAGCTGTTCCAACGCCTTCTTTGCAGCCCCAGACCCCTGCGCCGCCTCACCCAACCGTTTAGACATGGCAAGCATGGACGAATCGAAACTCTCCACCGACACGCCTGACCGTTCCGCCGCATAGCGGAGCTCCTGCAAGGCCGCGATCGAGAAGCCCAGCTTGTCAGCTGTTTTTGCGACGTTATCCCCAAGAGAAGCCGTACTATTGGCAATACCGAAAATAGCAGCACCAACCGCCGCCCCGGTGTAGGCCGCGCGCCGTGCCAGCGAGCCCAGCTCGCGCCGCATATTGCCAAACTCTTTTCCAACCCGCGCAGACGCTTTTAAGGCGTTTTTCCAGCGTTTCTGCTTGCGCTCAAGGTCGATCAGCGTGCGCTTCAGCTTTTCATACTCGCGATCAAGCGCCTCAACCGACTTGCCCTGCTTTACCAGAACCTGCCGCTGCTTCGAAAGCTCGCGCTGGCGCTCCGTGACCGAGCGAATAGCGCCCCCGACGCTTTCAAGCCCGGAGCGCAAAACACTGATGTTCTTTTTTACAGAGCCCTGCAGAACCGCACCGATGGTGACCGTCGCCGCAAGTTTTTGATTACGTGCCATCCGGCAACCCCTCGACCCACCACAGGAACCGGCTCACCGGCAAAGCCGAGATTTCAGCCAACGACCAACCAGTATGGCGAGCAAGGCCCAACACCCCCGCCCGCGACTGCTCCGGTGTCAGCCGTAGAAAAAACCCAGCGCCACCTGAACGCGCGAATAGTCCCGCATTTTCAGGCCATGAATGTCAGCAGGCATCAGGCCCGCCAAATTGGAAATCAGCGAAACCTCGCGCTGCGCATCCGTGCCCACATCGGCAGCGAGCTGATCAGAGACACAAGGCTCGCGCATCGTGATGGATTGCAGCTTTGCGCTGTTGATCGTGAGGCCGCGCTGCAGCGCGATGGTCAAAGACCCATCCGCGCCCTCGGTCAGAAAATCGGGCAGCTCTGGCGCCTGTTTTGTTTTGGCAGTCATGACAGCGCCCCCTTACAAGCCGAGCGCCGCGCGCTGCGCAGCCAGGCGGTCAACACCGTTCACAACCCGCTTCATGTTGATCACGTCGATTTCATAGAGAACCCGATCACCATGGGTCTCCTTGAAATATTCAACCGACACGTTGAAGGTCAAAGGCGACTGCTGCCCCGGCGTCCAGGTGCCGCGCGCGATGCCCAAGATGCGGCAACGCATGTTGTGAACAACCGGCGTGACCGTGCCGTCGTAGCTTTCCAGCGCCGCCCGGATGGTCAGCGCGACCTTTTCGCCCTCGGACACGCTCCAAAGCGCAAGAGCGTCGGCGTCATAGCCCGCAAGGACAAATGACGCCGACAGCGCCTCCATACCCTGATCAATGGGCAATGGAGCATCCATGCCACCGGCCCGAAGGTCCTCGGTGGCCACCGTCATATCCGGCGCGGTGTATTCGGTGACCTGCCCAGCATAGCCTCGGCCATCAAGGAACAGGTTAAGGTTTTTCAAAATGTTGCGAGCGATCAGCATCAGTTAAGCGCCTCCAAAATATAGTCATTCACCAGATGCGACCGAAACGTGATGTGTTCAGCCGGATAGGGCGGAGTGAAGTCAAAGTTGAAATAGACCTTTCCCTGCACGATGTTGGCCGGAGTATTCAGGTCGACATCAGGCCAGCACTCGCCGCCAAGAATGGCCCCAAGATTGACGAGTGTGCGCAGGTAGGCATTCACGCCCTCGGTCACATCCTCGATATAGGTTTTCATGATGTTGCGATCGACCGCCCAAAGGTGAGCGCGCTGCAGGCTTTCATTGATGATATCAGCCGTGCGCCGAACCGACAAAAAGGCCCACTTCGGATCCATGGACAGCGTGCGATTGCCCCAGAGCCGGTAGCCGTTCTGCCGGATGATCGTCGCCACATTGGCCTCGTTCAACAGGTTTGCACGCGAGGTGGTGTCGCCCAGCTTGAAATCAATAGGCCGCGCAAGACCAATGATGCCCGCGATGGTCTGGTTTGAAGGCGAATGCCAGAAGCCGCGATCGTTGTCGGTTTTCGCCAACACCCCGGCAACCCGAGCCGAACCCGGCTGGACAACAATGGCACCGGCGCTGTTCATCACCTGAACCCAAGGATCCACAACATAGACCCGTGGCGAGCCGAAATCACCGGCGTAGGTGATAGCATCCGCGTCAACCGTGTTCGGCCCATCGGCAATGATCACCGCACGCATCCGGTCAGCCAAGCCGACCAATTCGGAAACAACCGGGTTTGCAAGACCGGTGGGACGCTGGTGAGTGAACCCCGGCGCGCAAAGGATGCGAGGCGCAAAGCCCACAACGCTCTCCGCACCGGCAAGCGCATGCACACCCTCATAGTTGCCGGTGGTAGCATTCACGCCGCCGATGACATTAGCCATGGTTTCAGCATCGTCCGCACCGATCTCGACACGCACCACGATCACGACCGCGCCGATTTGATCGAAAATGCCGTCCAGCGCGGCAGGCAAAGTGCCCAAGCCCGTGCCGACCGTGTCCAGCTTTGCAGCCTCGCCGCGCGAGCCCGCGATCAGAACCGGCGTGTTCAAAGGGAAAACAAGCGGATCAGCATCCGGCGCAGTGCCGACAATACCGATTACACCGCTGCGCACCGTCCGGATTGGACGAGGTCCCGTGTCGATTTCAAGAACCTCAACACCATGAAGAAAAGTCTCGGCCATATTACCCCCGCCAATAGAGCATCAAAGAATTGCGCTAAATATGGCGAGGGATGGGCTGTCTTTCCTCTGGCGGTTTCCCCTTGAAGCAAGAGAACACCCACAAGCCCAGCGCCGCGATCAAAGGGAGGCGTCAAAACCTCGAACTGCGAACCGCCGCAAGATCATCAAGGTAAAGGCGACCGAGGTGCGAAGCCGAGGCGCATGCACCGAAAGTGCCGCCTCAAACCACTGGCTGTCAGCAAAAGCTTCCCGAAACCCATCCTCGAGCAACACGTCATGAATGACGGCCGATTTCAGAAAGTAAGGATCGTCGGGCGAAAACACCCAGCGCAGCAAGCGCGGCACGGAGCTCTCGAACTCACGGCCATCGGGCACCACCAGCACCCAGCCGCTGTCCTTTTTGCCGATAGACCAAAAAAAGGCGCGCGTGGTCACATAACCGCGCGCACCCCCCTTTTTTACCCAGCTGGTGTCAACACCGATCGGCATCGCAGATCAGACATCCTCGCGCTTTGCCAAGCCCAGGTCGGCCAGCATCACCTCTGCGCTGGCCTTTGCAGAAGCGATGGCAGCCGCCACAGCTTCCGGCGTTTCAGCCGCATCAATGGCCAGCACCGTGGCCCGACGCAAACCCGTCGCCCGCGCGATGATTGCCGTGTAGAGATCGGCCTTCGCCACGACAGCCAGAGACAGGTCCTGCGGATCCTCGCCGGTGATTGCAGCCTCGTCCGTGACCTGCGGAGCCGCATCGCCTGCGAGAAACGACCGCGCCGCGTCGGCCTTTTGCGACCAAGATGCGACCTCGACCGCAGGAACGCCCGCCGTGAATTGCGAGAGCAGGTTTTCAATCCAGTCCAGCATGGCCGCGTGCGCCTCACGCTTTACACCCGACAGCGCCGGTGGTGGAGCCACGTCGAGCGCATCATCGGGCAGCGCATCGCCCAGCGCCTCAATGGTGTGCTTTGACCCATCGGGCAGCCAATACTCGGTGCCGCGCAGATCCGCCACGACTACCCAAGCGCCACCGTCCCAGCGCGCCAACTGGCCCGCGTTTAAAGCTGGTGGCAAAGGCGCATCGACAGCACCAGCCGGAAACAGATAAACACCTGGCTCCATAGGGCTCTCGTCCGCTTCAAAAGCACCCGAGTAGTAGCCGTCGCCATCGAGTTGAATAAGGGTTTTCATGTTTTTACCTCAATACTGAGTGCAGAATAACTGCGTGATGTTGCGTGGCCGGGTTTCAGTCCCGCCTTGGACGCCGGTCATATATGTGCCACCGGTATGATTGTACGTTCCCGAGCCCACTCCAGTGGTGCCATAGGAAACGGCACCGCGCTCGTAAGAGTGAGCGTGTGGCTGAATATCCTGTGGCTGCCACCCACCGAAGACCCGCCCAAGGTCTGCGCCTCGGCCAGCATCCCAGCCCCGCACGAATTCACCGCGCAAATCCGGCAGAGCGAAGGTGGTAGAACCATCGCCCGCCCCCCACGTGGTGCCAATCTCCTCAAACAGGTCCGCGTAGGAAACGCGATTGAGAAGCGCCCCGTTTAATTTGAGCAGGCTGGTCGGAACCGTGCCGCGCGACAGAGAGATTGTGGAACCAACACGAGGCCCGACAGGTGCAAACGCGCCCCAAGTGCCGCCTAAGCGATGCCGCATATAGCGCGACAAGAAAACACCAGCCGAAGATCGGCGATCGGCAACCTGAACAGCAATGCCGTCAGAAAACTCGGAGTGCCGGATCAAACCACCAATGGCCAGAGGTGGCGAAAGCACACCCGGCGCAGCCACAACGTGAATCGTCACAGAAAGAGCATCAAGTGCCGCGTCGTTGGCGATCGCCATCACTGCAAAATGCGGAAAGCGCGCATCAGGCACGATACCCGTTTCCAGATTGCTGGCGTCAAACCCGCCCGCCAAATCCTCGACTTGAGCCTTCAACCAAGCCGTCCGGTCCGCAAGCTGCTGGGCCGAAATGTTGGCAACCCCGGCCTTGGTGAGTAGATCAGGAGGCCCACCAAGCACAGGGTCTGTGGTTTCGATTTGGTAAATCCCGGCGACCCATTCGCCAGTTTCGATTAAGTCAGCCATTACGCCTCTCCATAAGAATAAAGCCCATCGTGAACAATCTGGGCATCATAAGTGAACTGGGCCTCGGTAAAATCCAAAGACCGAAGGTGACACCGGGCAGGAGCAACCGCCGCCAAAATGTCGCGCACCTGCTGCGCCTGCGCGAGAGTCACAGCACGCGGCAAAACAACCCGGTACTCTGCCCAATGGTCCGGCGTGGAATAAACAATGTTGCCGTCAAAGGTCGCCGCGCCATCAAAAACATCCCAGCCAAAGCGCTCGATGATTTCGGACCCGACATAATCCGCAGCCGCAAGCGCACGCCGCATTGCCCAAAGCGTACCCTTGTGACGATGCACCTCGACCGACACCGCCAAAACCCCGCGCTTTTGATCATCCGACCAGCCCGCGTCCCATTCATCGACCGAAAGCGCCCAGGCGAGCCAAGGCAAGAATTGATCCGGGCAGGTTTCAGGATTCCACAGCTCACGGACCAACATCGGCAAACCAGCGTACTTTTGCGCAGGCCCTTCAAGCACGCGCTCAACCGCCGTGCTGTTGTGGGGCAGCAAGGATATATCAACGATCGTCATGGAAAGCCCTCCTGCCTAAACGCAAAAAAATTACGCTGCCGCGATCACCGAGATCGAAGTGCAAAAAGGAGCCTGCCCGAGCGCAGGAACGATATCGACCAGAGGCGACGCGAGACTGACCTCTTCAACACCCGGCCTGTGCAGCGCGGCATAAATCGCAGACAGCCGCACCGGCAGCCCGATGCGATGCCGCTCGGCGACCAATGCCTCAAGCGCCGCTAACGCCGCAGCGATCACAACCGAGCCATCCGGACCAGCGCCAATCGTCAGCGCAGCCGAAATGTCATACTCAACAGGAACAGCGCTGACCACAAACACAAGATCACAGAGAGGCCGCACACGCTCTGAATTCACTGCGGCAGCGACCACCTCAAGCAACGCCGGATCCGCAACACCCGACCCGACAACCGACAAAACCGTCAACAAAACACTTCCCGGTGCTGGACTGGAAACCGACACATCCTTGATCGAGCCATCAGCCGACCGGGCATGAAACTCATAAGCACCGACCGAACCGGCTGTGGTGAACCCTTCAAGCGCAAGCTGCGCGCGCAGCCGCAAGCTCACATCCGCCTCCATCACAGCCGCAACCGGAGGAAACGCCGCGGGATCGGCAGGCGTGATGGTCAAACGCGCGACCCCAAACAGCGCCGCGAGATGTTCAAGATCAGCACCACCGGCCTCGGCCAACAACACGGCCCGCGCCGCATCGTTCAAGCGCGAGCGCAACAGCACCTCACGGTAAGCGAACGCCTCCAGCAAATAAGTGACCGGCTCACTTTCTAAATTCAACACAGGCTCAAGGCTTGGCAGGCGCGCAATCACGTCGGCCTTCATCGAGGCCAAAACCGCCTCAAAATCCAGCGCCTCGATCACGTCCGGAGCTGGTAGCTTCGACAGATCAACCTGCGTAAAGCGACTCGACATCAGCGCACCTCCAAACCAGAAATAGAAACCGACTCGCCATTGGGCAGATAAATGCCCTCAAGCGAGAGCATGATGCGCCCCGGCGAAATATCCTCCGCCACCAGCTGATGCAGATCGAGCCGAGGCTCCCACGTGGCCAGCGCCTCGGCGACAGCCGTATAAATATCAAGCAGCGTCGACCGATTGGCAGGCGCATCGACCAGCTGATACAAGCGCGACCCGTAATCACGCCGCATCACCCGACTGCCGATCGGCGTCGTCAAGATATTGCGAATGGACTGCCGAAGATGATCAATGCCACCCAGCACCGCCCCAGAATTTGAATCCATGCCAATCATGGGCAGACACTGCCAGCCCGCCGCCCGCCGTTCCTCTGGCGGTTTCCCCTTTGAAATCTCTGGCGCCTATTTTAGCCGCCCGCCGCGACGTCCCCAGAACCCGAGGCCGCGTGACCGCAAGACGCCGCATCACCGGCCCGACAGACCGCAATGCCGTTTGCAAAAACAGAACCCGAGGCCCCGGCCATCACCGCCGCGACGTGCGGAGGGATGAATGGCGGATGAGGCACAACCGCAGCACCCCAAACCACAGCAGGCGAGCCATTCACAAAAACCGTCGGCGCAAGATTGCCCACAATGGTACCGCCTGCCGCATCGACCCCAACCCGCGAAACCCCTGGCATCAATTCAGGTCCACGCGTGCGCCGTTGATTTTCACGCCGCTGGCATCAAGCGAGAGGCTGCTGCCATTGGAGGTGATCACGACCGAACCGTCGGTAATAACGACTTTAGACCCGCCCAAGTGAACCTCGAAAGACCCGCCATCCGCTGAAGGAGCCGGAAACCCGCCCTGAAAGATCGAACCCAACACCACACCTTGTGCGCTATCGCCCCCCGGCGAGGCCACCACAACCTGCTCCCCCACCACCGGAGGCGACCAAACGACCGCGCCGCCCGCACGCTGGGCCATAAAAGGGATAAAGGCGCTGTTGGTTTCACCGCCGAAAGACACCCGGACCCGCGCATTGGCCGCGTCAACCTCGGTGATCGTGCCCATTCGCACCAAGCCCGCCTGCCGCCGATCAGCAACCGCAGCATTCCAGCTCATGGCACCACCTGATCAAAATCAGCCTCCGGCACCACACCGCCGTCCCGCGTCCAGCTGGAAAAAACCACGTCCGGAATCGAGCCGTCATTAACCCACACCGACTGCCCGAGATGAACCGTTTGCTGAAAATCCACCGACCAGACCTCGAACTGATCGAGCGCAGGCTCGAAATCATCCGGCGCGATGACCGTCACCGCCGCCGCCTCCACCGGCAAGCCCCAACGCTGGCCATGAATAAACAAAGCCAGCGCCGCCGCCAATTTGCGGATTTCACGCTTTGCGCTGGGAGTTTTGAAGCCGATCACCACCCGCGCCCGCCAACGGACCATCACCGCAAGCTGGCCGGTCAACGGATTGGCCTCCGGCTCGGCCTCAAAGTCCTCAAGCGTGATCAGACAGGCCGGAATGGCCAACCCAGAGCGCAGCGCGTCATAATCCGACACCGTCGAAAAGGCAGGAAAGGCAGCCGCGATCCGCGTCACCACCGCCTCCATCAGGGTCTCAAGATCGATATTAGTTTGAGCATCCATTACGAACCCACCCCATAGATTGTGCGCGCCCGGATTTCAGCGCGGAAATGACGGAAAAAAATATCATCAATGCCGTCAAAGACCACGTCCTCAACGAATTCGCGCACTTCATCATCAATCGGCACGCGCTGCTCGGCGATGGGCAGCCGACCCGGCCCAACCCGGCGCATCAACGTGGTGACGCCCTTGGAGTTTTTGCCGACAAACGTACCCGGATATTTACGGCCCCTGAAAGACGCGCCGCCCGCGCCATTCACAGGCCGATCCTTAAAAGCCGAGGCAGAAACATCGTTCATGCCGAACCACATCCGCACCGACCCCAACGCCCCGTCCTTTTTGAAACTAAAACCCTGCAGCCTCCGCCCGATCGCACCCGCCGAGCGCAACCCCAGCCGGATACGCAGCTGCTTGCGCGTCGAGGTTTTCAGAGCAGACGCCGTCCGACGCAGCGCACGAGAATAGGCCTGTGCCAGCTGGCGCTCGGTGGCCCCAAACTCCTGCGCAATTTTCGAGATTTGACCAGTGTCGAAATCAAACGCAAGCATGGCACTAAGCCCTCGGCGAAAGTTTCAGGATTGCCATGCCCGCGCCATCCGACTGCGGAGCCGACAGGATATCAAAGGTGGTTCCGTCCACCACCACAGTGTCGCCGCGCGCCACACCCGGCACATCCGACAGCTTGCAGGTCAGGCGAGGCTGCGAGGTTTCGAGATTGTACTCGCCCAGCTGCGCATCGAGGAACGGATCGTCGAACAGCGCAGAGAACGAAAGAGAACCGCCTCCCTTCAAAGTGACGATCACCCGCGTGGCGAAATCATCAGTCTGAAGTAATGCGTCCAAGTTTTCCCAAGCCGGTGACGACACGTCAATCGGCCGGTTTTTCCGGCTTCACAGGCGCAGCACGGCGCTGGCGCTTGCCGGTGTCGGGCTCGTCGTCGCCATCATCTTCTGCCGCATCAATGCTGACACCCTCGGCGAGCTTGACCTTTTCACGCCGCAAAAGGTTTTTTGCGAGCTTCACATCGACCATAACCTCATTGGGTTTGGCCGAAGTGCCTGCACTCACGATTTTGCCATTCAGCGCAAAAGCCGACAGAACCGCCACCTTGATTTTTTTAGACATTGCCGATCTCCAAGTTTCAAGAAAAAGCGACGGACCAAAAGGCCCGCCGATGTGCCAAAATTAGGCGGTGGCGTCCGAGCCGTAGGTGAAGCTCTCGACGTTGCGCAGCACGAAATCAACGTCCTGCATGGTCACGACGCGCAGACGGCCCCGCTTGCTCTCGGAATAGGGATCGACCGTGATATCCAACCCGCCCCACATGCCGACCAGCATGTCGGCGAAGTTACCAAAGAACAGATCACCCGCCGCAACCTGGTTGGTGACCTCCGCGCCGTAGCCGTTGACCGTCCCGCCCTCTTCCCAGATGGGCGAGCCATTGGTGCCCGAGAACTTCTGCGTGGATTTGAAATGGCCCCGCATGCGCGAGTTGAACACATAGGCCATGGAATTGACGTCCGCGTTATCCGCCGCAACCTCTGTCTCCATGGCGACGGTTTCAAGATAGGTGGGCATGGCAGAGCCACCAGCGCCAGCACCGGACCCGCCAAAATCAACCGCGTTGATTCCGGCATAGTTTTTGATGCCAAGCGGATTTGCACCGACACCAGTGCCGTAGAAACCAGCAAGGTCGATGGTCAGCCCGAGAGCCGAGGCCAGATCACGACGCACCAGCATCTCCACATCAAGCGACGACTGCTTCAACAGCTTGCGCGTGATTTCGGAATAAGCCGCAACGGTTTTCGGCGACATGGAGCGCTGGCCCATATCCTGACCGCTCTCGGTGGCCTCGTCGTCCTCACCGATCCAGTAACCCGACGCCCCGCCCTCTTGCGTGGGAATGTCGACATTGCCGACCAGACCGCCCAGAGGCGTGGCCAGGCGCAGCAAAACCGCCTTATTGCGCAGCATATCAATGAACGATTGCGACATCAGCTGCGTGGCGATCGAGTAACCACCAGTATCGCCGGTGGTAGTGCCGGAGGTGGCTGAATTCAGCGAGCGCGTCAAAACGTCCGGAGGCACGATCAGGCCCTCGGTCTCTTTGCCCACGCGCTTTGCCGCTGCATCCGACGCCTCAAACTCAAAAGCCGCTGCCTCACGTGCCGCACGGCTGGTCGGGTTTGCCAAGGCACGAATGGCCTTCACAAAGGAATAGCGACCCACCTCGGAATCCGACAAGCCGATATCAGCGTCCTCGCCCAAAGGCTTCTGGGACCGCGCACCGTTCATGTGCTCCAGCAAGGCCGCGCGGAACTGGTCGACGGTTTGGCCGCTGCGAACCGCATCCCGCGCCAAATCCTCGGACCCGTAGGTCTCGCCCATTTCCATCAAGGCGCGAGCGCGACCCTGCTCCTGCTCGGTGGCCGCACGGCGCGAGGCCAGAACGTCCTCACCGGCGCGCTCGAGGACTTCCAGCACCTCAACAATTTTGCCATCTTCATCGACCTTCGCCCGAACCAGATCGCCCTTCGAATCACGCAAGATAGTAGATTTCATTTCGCCACTCCGTTTAGGCGTTACAACATCAGGCACCCCGCCCGCATTGGCAGCAGTATCACCAGCGCCGCCCTCGGTTTCCTCTGGCGGTTTCCCCTTGGACCGACCAACCCCCACAGAAGGATCAGCAGGCACCGAAACCATGGAAATCTCAAAGGGCTCCCAATCGACCACCCGAACCTCGTCGACCTCGCCCTTGGTCTCCGTGTATTCAATTTTGTGGACCTGATAGCCCACCGAAACATGACGCCGGATGCCTTCGACAACGTCGCGGAAGATTTCCTCCGCCCGCGCCGACTTGCCAAAGCGCACGACCGCGCGCCCGATCCGATCCGCGTCGATCCGCGCGCTTTCAACCACCCCGATCTGGTCGCGGGAATCGTGATCCGCCAACAGCGCGCCGCCGTTCATAAGGCGATCCATCCGAACCGCGCTCGCCTCATGCACCAGCACCTCGGAGCCAAACCAGCGCTCGACCGGCAGCTCGGACGAAAACGACAGCTCCACCGTGCGCGCGCCTTCATCAAAGGACCGAACCTCGGCCTGCCGAGCAAGCTGGCCCGCGCCCCGGTTTTGGTTGATCTGCTGCGCCGTCACCGCGCGCGTGAAGCATTGACCAATCAGATCGCCTGCCAGCGCATTAAGCCTCGTCGTTTTCATCGTTTTCGTCCTTTCCTGCGCCCTCGGTTTTCACCGGCACACCACCACCACCACCGACGCCCGCCAGCTCGCCGCCGATCGCCTTTTGAATAAGCCAATCAGGAATACCCGCCGCCGACATTTCCTTGATATCGCTGGCAACCTCCCGCCAAACCGCGCGCGGATCACGACCGCGATCGCGGATGATCTGACCCGGCGAGGCGAACAAGTTGTCCTTGGAGGCCACCGCCGCCTTGACGTCCGCGTTGGGATCAATCCAATCCCAGCGCCGCGCCTGCCAGCTGACCACCCGGTGATCGTTCAAAGACTGCGCAGGAATGACGCCGCGCCCTTTGACCTTCACACGACCGGCCAGCAAAGCGCGTGGCAGCCAAAGGCTGAAAAGGCGCTCCATCAGCGTCTCCACCAGCCATTCCTGCATTTCCTTCCAGAATTCACGCTCGTCCAGCGTGCCCTGCCGGATCGAGGAATAACTGACGCCCTCAAGATCGTGCGCCAGGTTATTGTAGAGCACGCCCATGCCTGCCGAAGCACCGCGCAGCATGGATTTGTGGAAGGCCGAAAACTCACCAGCCGGATATTGCGGATCGTTCACCTTGGCCTTCAGGCCCGGAGGCAGCTCCTGCCAGACCCCCGGCTCCGCCAAAACCTCGATCTCGTCCTCAAGATCATCGTCCTGCGGCCCGAAACCTTCATCCCACTCCAAAAAGCCGCCCTTGGCAGCCCCGGCCCGCGCATTGACCAGCGCCGCCTTTTCAAACCCGCCCAGCATCCCAAGCCGCCAAAGGCTGGTCGAAGCCCAGGGCAGGCCGCGCTTTTGGCCCACCAACTCCTCAAGAAATCCATGGATCATGAACTCGGCAGGCACCCGCGTGTAATCGCGACCGGCAAAGGCGTACTCCACGGAATCCCAATCGGACGCAGGGAACAGATAAAAGATTGGCCGGCCAAACTTGTTGAACTCAATGCCCTGCCGAATGTAGCGCCCGTCCGACAGACCAACCTCGTTGAGATCAACAGGACAGCGCTGCGGATCCAGCACCTGCAGCGCAAAGCCCCACGGCCCAGCATCACGGCCCGTCACGACACGGATCATGAACTCGCCGTCCTGCGCAGCACTGGTGATCGCCAAGCGCTGAATGGCCCAGAGCGACCGCTTGCCCGTGACGTCGCAATTGGCAGGCTTTGACCATTCGGCCCATGCCGCCTCAAAAGCCTCGTTCACATCAGTGTCGAGCTGACCCGCAGCATCGCGAGATTGCGCCTGCATCTGGACCCCGCGCGGGCCCACGATGTTCTGGCGACATTTGCGCAGGAACGCCTTGCAATAGTCGTTGTTGGCAGTTTGTTCACGCGAGCGCGCCACAAGTGCGCGCTGATTGCGCACCACCACCTGATCCGCCGTCAAAGGCGTGGTGGTCCAGCTGGCCGTCAACCGATCAGTGGAACCCGCATCATAAAGCCGCGTCAGCGTGCGACCCGTCGCAGGCCCGCCCCGACGCGACACTTTCGGCACGCTGCTGGCCACAAACGGCACCGAAGGCTCCGCGCGCCCTGCGCTTTTCTTTCGCCCAAAACCAAACATCTAGAACTCCGTGAGAAGGCGACGGCCCGTCAACGAGCGCCCCCGTTTTCCTGCCTTGGCAGATTGAACCTGCGCCCGGTACGTCGCGCGCAGTTTCAGCAGATCCGCGATAGGCGTGCGCGCGAGCTGCCGGTTGTTGATTTGGTAGGATTGCTGGTCAATGGTCGCGCGGTTTTCAATCACAGCCTCGATCGAGGCCAAAACCTTTTCAGCATGCGAGCGCGCGTCATAAGAAACATCCGCCGCCGCAAGATCAGCGACCACAGTGCAGCGCCCCTCCTCGACCAGATGCACATCATCAACCGACGCCGCGCGCAGCTCGTACCAATAAGGCCCAGGCAGCCAAGCCGCCGTTTCTGCCGCCGTGGCAATGATCTGGTGCGATGCCCCATCCGCGACCGAAGCAAGGTCCATCTTGCCCGCGCCGCGCAGGATCAAGAGCAGCGACCACTCCGGAGCCGGAAATGCCGTCAAGGTCAGGCCCACCTTAAGAGGAAACCCAGCCCTGATATTTTGGAGAATTTGATCGTCCATGCGCCCCTACCAAGAATTGACCCAGCCCGCCGCGCGTTTTCGCGTGGTGCGCCGCCGACGTTTGGGCACACCTTCGCCGCCTTTGGCCTCTGCATCCTCTGGCGGTTTCCCCTTTTTGGGAGGCACCGACGCCGCTGCCTCGCGCGGCACCACCGGCGCGATTACCTCGTCGGGATCCGGAACAAGCCGATCGACCAGCCGCTTGATGCTGGGATTAAGGATTTTCAAAGCCGCAAAGGCATAGACCCGACAGT